GAATGGAATCTCATTAAAGTTATCAACGGGTCAAAAATTGAAGACCCAGTTGCTCCGCTATCGCAAATTAAAATTCTCCCACACAAAGACCGTGGTGATTGGGAACTTGTAGCAAAATATAATATTGGGAAGAAGAAAGTTTAATATGCAAATGACAATTGAACGCCCGCTAGGGTACTATAAAATGGCAGAAGATGTAAAAGACCCAGTAGTTGCAACAGAGCATTCTGCGTGTTTCGATTTACATGCTTATATCCCACATGGTTCTGAATATACCATGTACTCAAAACATAATATTAAAGGAACTGGAACCTCGATTAATGTCGATGGTGGTATGATTCGTGTATCGCCAGGTGACAGAGTTCTAGTACCAACAGGTTTGATATTCGACATTCCTACTGGATGTAGTGTTCGTCTACATGCTCGTAGTGGTCTCTCGTTGAAGCAAGGACTTGTTCTTGCGAATGCGGAAGGCGTAATTGATTCTGATTACGTTGACCCTACGTTTGTGATGATTACCAACATCTCTAGTGAGATGGTCGATATCAAAAATGGCGATAGGATTGCACAAGCAGAATTGGTGTATCAACCAAACTTTGCTATCATGCCTATCGCAAATGCGCCACAACAAAAAACATCTCGTGAAGGTGGATTTGGTTCTACTGGCGTATAAATAGGACGGTGATGGATACGCTCTATGAGGTATCCTACTTCGTAATGTGAATTAACAAATCTTGCTTTTTTATAAAGGAGAAACAAAATGACAAGAACTTTTGACCCATTCACGGTCGGTTTTGACCGTATCTTTGACGAATTCGAGAACATTGCATCTCGTAAACATACCGTCAAATATCCCCCATACAATATCCGCAGAGCAGGCAATCAGTACATGATTGACATGGCAGTTGCAGGGTTCAAGAAATCGGATATTGATATTGAATTTAAGAAGGATACTCTCACGGTTATTGGTCGTGCAAGTAACCCTCTAGAAGAAGAAACGGATTCCGAAATGAAATGGATTTACCGTGGACTCGCAAATCGGGACTTCACTCACAACTTTAAAGTTGCATCCAACGTAGAGGTAAAGCAAGCATCCATGGAAGATGGTATGCTTCATATCTTGCTAGAAGAGTTTGTTCCAGAAGAGGACAAACCTCTTAAAATTGAGTTGAAGTAACTAAATAAGATGGGGCGAGGAAACTCGCCCTATCTCTATGTACATAAAATGAAGGAACCTATACATGTCTTTTCCCCTTACCAAAGAAACCTTTGCTAAACTATTTCCTCGTTGCTCTGACCCCGAAGGTTGGGTTGATGCAATGGCAGAGGTACTACCCAAATACGAAATCGACACCCCAAAACGCATTGCATCATTCATTGCTCAGTGTGGTCACGAAAGTGGCGGTTGGCGTGTCTTCTCAGAAAACCTAAACTATTCTGCAAAAGCATTGGATGCCGTTTTCGGTAAATACTTTGTTCGTGCAGGTCGAGATGCAAACGAATATGCAAGACAACCTGAAAAGATTGCGAATGTGGTTTACGCTAATCGCATGGACAATGGCGATACTGATAGCGGTGATGGTTGGCGATATCGTGGTCGTGGTCCCATCCAATTGACAGGTAAAGCAAACTATGCTGCATTCTCTGCTGACATGGACGTAGATGCAGTAGACAATCCAGATAAAGTTTCAGACGATAAAGAGATGGCATTGATGAGTGCAGTCTGGTTCTGGAACAAGAACGGTTTGAACAAGTACGCTGACTCAGACGATATCAAGACAATGACCAAACGTATCAACGGTGGTTACATTGGACTTGAAGACCGTATTCACCATTGGAAAGAAGCACTTCATGCAATGGATGAGCATGGCGAATGCGACTCACATGTTGAAGACGATGACCATGTTGATTCAAGCGACTTCGGTATCCTACGCAAAGGTATGCGTGGCGATGGCGTTAAGGCAATGCAAGAAGCATTGGGCATTGGCGCAGATGGTATTTTCGGTGGCGGTACAGAACGTGCATTGAAAGAATGGCAGAGTGCAAATGGACTCGTTGCCGATGGTGTTGCAGGTCCTGCGACATTTGACAAATTATTTGATTGAGGTTAAAACATGAATGATATCGTTTTGCTTCGCCTAACAACAGGTGAAGAATTGGTGTGTACTGAAACTAATGGAAGATATGCAAAGGTAGCAATCCTACTCCCTAACGGACAAGGTGGAATTGCAATCATGCCATGGATGCCATATGTGGAAGGTACACAATGTGATAAAGGTGTTGAGATTAGTGACTCTTCGATTGTATTCAAAGGAGTCCCTGTTAGCGACTTGATGGATGAATACAAACGTAACTTCGGAAGCGGTATCATTACACCACCAAAAAAAGAACTAATTATCTAAATTGAAAATTAAATTCTATAGTATACAGAACGAAAAGCGAATAGAGCATGAGGCAGAAGTAGGTACGAACCTCATGCTTGCGCTTGGAGTGATGGGTGATTGTGGTGGTCAATGTATATGTGCAAGTTGTCATGTACACATTGACCCCCCACTCTTAGGCATGGCAGAAGACGAAAAATTAACCCTTGACATTGAGCAAGATGTGAGGTATAATAGTCGTCTAAGTTGTCAGATATTAGTTAATGAAAGTCTATCCAACAAGACTGTGAAGGTGGTAAATAATGCGATTCTATACTAACGTACAACAAGCAGGCAACAATCTACTTGTTCGTGAATATGATAAGGGTACACGAAAACAGTACAAACTACCTTATCGCCCCACACTATTTGTTCCTACGAACAAACCCTCCAAATTCAAAACACTAGATGGTAAGACTGTCGGTGCGGTTCAACCTGGTGGTATCAGAGAAACCAAAGAGTGGGTTGAACAATACAAAGATGTGAACGGTTTCGAAATCTACGGATATCAGAACTACACATACTGCTACATTTCAGACGAATATCCAGGTGTCATTGAGTACGCCAAGAATCGTCTTGTCATTGCTAACCTTGATATTGAGGTTGGTTCAGAAAACGGATTCCCTGACCCAGACAAAGCAGATGAAGAACTCACTGCTATCACCTTCAAAGCAAAGGGTAAATACTTTGTGTTGGGTTGTGGCGAATTCGATGCGTCTAACATGTCCCAAAACATTGAGTACGTTCATTGCAAGGATGAGTACGAAATGTGTCGTTTGTTCCTAGACTTGTGGGATGGCGTTGCGCCTGATATTCTCACTGGTTGGAACATTCAATTCTTCGATATTCCATACCTATACAATCGTATCACCAAAATCATGGGCGAGAAAGAAGCAAAGCGACTTTCACCATGGCGCATTGTTGGACAACGTAAAGTCAACATGATGGGACGTACTCTCATTACATATGACTTACCAGGTATCTCTGTTCTAGACTATATCGAACTATACAAGAAATTCACATACACCAACCAAGAATCGTATCGACTTGACTATATCTGTCACGTTGAACTTGGTGAGCGTAAACTTGACTATTCAGAAGTTGAATCGTTGCATCAACTCTACAAGACTGACTATCAGAAGTATATCGAATACAACATTCGTGACGTTGAACTGGTGGACAAACTAGAAGAGAAGATGAAACTGATTGAGATGGTTATTGGTCTTGCGTATGACGCAAAGGTTAATATCAATGACGTATTCTCTCAAGTGCGTATGTGGGATACTCTAATCTTCAACTACTTGCGTACAAAACACATTGTACTTCCAGGTAAGAAGGACGTTGTTAAAAACGACAAGTATGAAGGTGCGTATGTAAAAGACCCCCATGTTGGACAACACAAGTGGGTTATGTCTTTCGACTTGAACTCTCTATATCCTCACTTGATTATGCAGTACAACTTGTCACCAGAAACGTTGATTCCAGATGAACGGATGAACGTCAACGTTGACATGTTGCTCAATCAAGAGGTTGACCTATCTCATTTGGAAGACAAGACAGTCTGCCCGAATGGTTCGATGTATCGTACAGATATTCGTGGGTTCTTACCTGAGATGATGGATAACTTGTACCAAGACCGTAAGCGATACAAAAAGTTGATGCTTGAAGCACAGTCTCAGTTGCAAGGTGAGAAAGACCCCAACAAACGTACTGAATTAGAGTACAAGGTGTCTACATATAACAACACTCAGATGGCAAAGAAGATTCAGTTGAACTCTGCTTATGGTGCTATCGGTAACCAATATTTCCGTCACTACGATTTGCGTATTGCGGAAGGAATTACAACTGCTGGTCAGTTGTCTATTCGTTGGATTGAGAAGTATATTAACCAATACATGAACAAATTACTAAAGACAGAGGATGAAGATTATGTCGTGGCGATTGATACAGATTCGGTATACATCCGCTTTGATAGACTTGTTTCACAAATCTATCCAGAGGGAGAAGATACTAGCAGAATTGTCACCTTCTTGGACAAGGTTGCAAGTCAGAAGTTGGAACCATTTATTGATAAAAGTTACGAAACGCTTGCTAGGTATGTAAACGCATTCGAACAGAAGATGTTTATGAAGCGTGAGACTATTGCAGACAAAGCAATTTGGACTGCAAAGAAACGCTACATTATGAATGCATGGGATGTTGAGGGTGTTCGTTACTCAGAACCAAAACTCAAAATCATGGGCATTGAAGCAGTCAAGTCTTCGACTCCATCCGTGTGTCGTGACAAGATTAAAGAGGCGTTGAAAATCATCATGTCTGGTACAGAACGTGATGTGCAAGACTTTATCAGCAACTTCAAAGAAGAGTTTTTCAAATTGCCCCCAGAGGATGTTTCATTTCCTCGTGGTGTCAATGGGTTGACTAAATACAAGAGTAGTGTAAGTATCTTTATCAAAGGTACCCCAATTCATGTGAGGGGTTCACTAACGTATAATGATATGATTAACAAAAACAAGTTGGGTAAACGCTATCCACTCGTACAAGAAGGCGAAAAGATTAAGTTCTGTTATCTCAAAGAACCTAATCCTGCGATGCAAAACGTAATTAGTTTTCCATCTAGTCTTCCAAAAGAGTTGAAGTTGCATGATTACATTGATTACGAAACTCAGTTTAGTAAAGCATATGTAGAACCACTTCAAGTCATTCTAAGTGCGATTGATTGGAATGCGGAACGCCCAGGTGTATCATTGGAGGATTTCTGGTAATGGCAGGCATACCACAAGAATATTTAGACTTGGCAGAAGATTTTGGATTCACAGCAGTTGATGAATCAGAAGTTGTCAGAGTCGAACAAGCAGACGCAGGTGTCAGTGAGGCAGTTGCGGAAGCAGTTGCGAGTAGCGCAGAAGGCGTTGGTCGTTTAGAAAATAAAATTGACATGTTGCTAGATGCAATTGCAGGTCAGTCTCGTGAGATTGAGGAACGCAAAGCAGAAGTAGAAGCAGATGTAAGAGGTAAACTAACAGAGGTTGAGAAACTAGTCATGCCCCTATTGGTTAAACTTTTAAAGAGTGCTGATAAAGAGTACATTAAGTGGGAAAATCGAGGTCCTGCTATTCAAGCACAAATTGACAAACTACTAGCAATTACAAGACCACAATAGAATGACATATCTAGTTTTTGCAGTTGCTATTGCATTAAGTGCAGTAGCAGCATATTATTCAATCATCGGTTTGATTACCATCTTCGCCGCCTCGGTTATTCCAGTTGCAGTCATGGGTACTACTCTGGAAATTGCTAAGTTGGTAACCGCATCATGGTTGTATAATAATTGGAATAATGCACCCAAACTGTTGAAGACATATTTTGTGTCAGCAGTTATCATACTCATGCTAATCACTAGCATGGGTATTTTTGGTTTCTTATCCAAAGCACACATCCAACAAACCGCTGAAGCAAATCAAAATGAAGCAGTCATTGAGCGAACAGATGACCAAATGCGAGAGATTGAACTTCGCATTCAAGAACTGCAAGAAGCGGGTGTTGTAAACAATGAGAAACAAAACGCACAAATTGATAACAATAAGAAACAAATTGATGATATCAATGCTCGTTATGCAGAACTCATTGATGAAGCAAAAGCACAAAACCCACTTATCCTACTAGATAAGTATATTGCGGATGGCGATACTAAAGCAGTCCAATCATTGGTTGGTGTTAAAGCAGATGGTTCATGGGGAAGCAGAACTTCTCGGGCAGTTGATTCATTCCGTGAAAGAAATAAAGATAGAGTTGACGATGTTAACGCAAGAGTGGAAGAGTTGCGTAACGCACAATTGGCAGAAGTCAAAGTGCTTACAGATGCGAATGCGAGACTACAATCAGAGATTGGAACAATCAAAGTTGACTCTGAACAGATTGCTCAGTTGGAAGGACAATTAACTCAACTCAGAGAACAAAAGTTTGAGTTGGAGACAGAGTACAGAAAACTAGAAGCAGAATTCGGACCCATAAAATATATTTCCGAATTAATTTATGAAGATGGTGAAGCAAACCTGGAAGACGCTGTTCGAACAGTGATTCTACTACTAATCTTTGTTTTTGACCCACTAGCGGTTTTGCTACTCATTGCAGCGAACCAAGGGTTTAGGGAAAGGAACCTCAATGGAAAAGATAATGCTAGAGATGATGATGGCGTGGGAGAAGCACTACCAAAAGACAATTCTTCCGTGGCAGATGTTTCAGATACAAGAGTGGAACAAACTAAAGTACAAACTCATGTCATTGAAAAAAGAGTAAAAGAGGCAGACCTAGAAGTAAAATACGATAAAGAGAACGATGAATTCCAATTCGTATCTTACCCTACGGATGCAGACATTAAGGATGATAGGAATCATCCAGAATTAAGAGAGAGGAAAAACCGTTAATGGAATATAAGTACAATGTTAAAATTAAAAAAGTCGTTGATGGTGACACTGTGGATATTGATATTGACCTCGGTTTCGGGGTGTGGTTACATAAAGAGAGAGTGCGAATTATGGGCATCGACACGCCTGAGTCTAGAACCTCAAATACCGTTGAAAAACTTTTTGGACTTGCAGCAAAGCAAGCACTTGCAGATTTACTCCCAATTGGTAGTATGCAAGTTCTAGTGATTGACGAGTATGATGCAAAGGGTAAATTTGGACGTATTCTTGGTGACTTTGTAATTGGCGATAGTTGGGTTACCGATATCCTAATCGAACAAGGTCATTGTGTTGCATACTTCGGTGGTAGCAAAGAAGAGATTCAAATCAAGCACGAAGCAAACAGACAAAAACTGTTGCGTGAAGGTGTTGTTTCAAGAGAAGCATACGATAAAGAAGTTGCAAAAGCACAAAAATAATGCTTGACAAACGAGCGTTTTTTTGGTAGAATGTTAATATTATTCAAACTGATTGGAGTGGATAGAATATGAGTGATTTTTTGAAGAGTCTTGGCAAGACTATAGGTAACGAATTCGCAGGATGCGTGGAAGATGGGATTGTAGCGGGAGATGTAGATGGATATATTGATACTGGTTCTTATGTGCTTAATGCTCTTGTTTCAGGAAGTCTCTTTGGTGGGATTCCAAACAACAAGATTACTGCTTTCGCAGGTGAAAGTGCTACTGGCAAGACCTTTTTCGTTCTTGGTGCTGTAAAGAAATTCTTAGCAGATAATCCAGATGGTGGTGTGATTTATTTTGAATCAGAATCCGCACTTACTAAGCAAATGGTTAAGGAACGTGGCATTGACGCAAAACGTATGCATATCGTACCTGTTGCAACCATTGAAGAGTTTGGTACTCAGTGTGCTAAACTTCTAGACAAGTACATGGAGCAACACGAAAGTGACCGTCAACCAATTCTGTTGGTTCTTGACTCACTTGGTATGCTTTCTACTACCAAAGAAATGACAGATACCTCAGAGGGTAATGACAAACGTGATATGACTCGTGCGCCAAAAATCCGTGGTATCTTCCGTACACTCACACTCAAACTTGGTCGTGCAAAAGTCCCAATGCTCATTACTAACCACACCTATGAGGTGATTGGTTCGTACATTCCTACAAAGGAAATGAGTGGTGGTTCTGGTCTCAAGTACGCTG